TTGGAATGGCTTAACCAGATTGGACTTAAGGCAATTGAGTACAGTCAAGATCCAAAGGGTACAGGGGAGAAAGGCACGTCTTGGGAAGATCGATGTGGTGCTATTGCTTCAATTGAATGTCCTGCATGCAAGGCATATTGTGAATTACTCGTATGGGGTGACTATCGAGATAATACACAGGCATTCACTGAGGTTTGTGAATACATTGCAAAAATCCTGTATGCCACAGCAGGTGAAAAAGTAAATCGTCAAAAGTTTGATTTGCGGTTATTTTGCTTCAAGGTTGCAAAAATGGGCGTATTCTATAATTTACGACCAAAATTGAAAGAAGAAAGAACACTTCAGGGGCAATTGAATTTCTTTGGTATTACTGAGGTAAATGCTGATGGATTTGCAAAGCGCCATAAGTACCTATCATTCATGGTTGAAAATATCTTAGATGGTTTTCATGAAGAGATTGATTATTATGTTGATGAATACCGGAGAAATTTAAAAAATGTATAAGTTTAAGGCCCTTGAATTAAGGGCTTTTTTTTAGAAGAGAGTACTCTTTTATGTATTTTTGCAGACCATATTCATTGTTGAATAGTTTGGCAGCATTAAATCCCATAAAGTCACAGTATCTAAAAACATCTATAGCAGACTTGTAGGGGATGTTGATTTTTAATAATAAAAAGTCCTTTTTCTTTTGATTTAACTCATCAGTTATTAGTCTCTTTTGGGGAGTAAAAGGTTTATTTATTTTTTGATATATGCTTTGAGTTCTTGGTGTATTTTCAGTAGGAAATTGCTTAACACTTGAGAAGCATCCATATTGATTGGATATATTTTTATTTAAAGACTTAGGGGTTTCTATAATAGTGATATCTATAGAGTAATCAATTAAATGATCTTGATTTAGTATCCATAATGAAAAATAGCCATCTTGCTGTGGTTGGGATGGCAATGCATGTTGTTTTGACTGGGGTAGCAATAAACTAATGCTTGCGAAATATAGTGCGACAAGTGGGTGATGAGACCAATCTAAAAGTCGTGTAGACAAGCCATAGTGCTGAGCAAATCCCATGATTTCATAAATATCCGAGGTAACCCAGTTAGTAGTATTTAATAATGATTTAAGTTCTAGTTGGGAATGAAGAGTTTCTCTTAAAGTACAAGAATCTGATGGTATTTGAATATTGCATAAATCAGCAATTTGGGTGAAATCAATTAAGGAATTTATTTCCCGTTTTATCCAAGCATTCTCATCATTTAGTTCTCGGAAAAGTGAAGGCGTGAGGCTCCAAACTGAGGATTCTTGCCCTCGAAATAAGAATTTGCTGAAATTATGTTCGCATCTAGATGGAAGATTTGAGGTTTCATCAACATAATGTAAAAGCATGTCATTAAATAGGGTGGCTAGATGGTTTTTCGCTGGGTGGAATAAGCCAAAAAGTAAATCAGTTTCATCAAGTTCTAGAGCAACTTCATAATAACCCGTCTTAAGCATGAGTCTTGGGGTGAGTATATTAGTAGGGTTGTTCATAGTTCGTCTCTTTGGTTTTTTCTATCGAATAAAGTGGATATGATGATTTTGACTTAATAGTGTTTGAGTTAAAATATATATGATTGACACCTAAACGTCGCTAAGATATAGTTTTTATACAGTGGTCGTACTGTAAAGTAAAAGACCCAAGTTAAGAAGCTCGCCAAATGGGGGGCTTTTTTTGGCACTAAGCATTATTAGTTCTGGGTAGTGTATTATTTATCCTATTGAAGCCATTCTAGGAAAACTAATGCAAAATAATCCACGCGAAACTCTGCTAGACACTTATGAAGATCTGGTTCTATTAAGCGAGTTGCTTGAGCATCTGGATGCTATTGATCGTGTTTTTAACTCATTCTATGAAGGTAAACAGCTTGAAGATTTGGCAGATCATGAAATAGTAGAGTTGATAAATTGCACTCTCAAAACTCTTCTCTCGCTTAAAGCTTAAAACTATCTGATAAGGAGTGCTTCGGCGCTCTTTTTTATTGCCTGGAGAAAAGTATGCTCCAATTTATATTCTGTTTATTCGGCCTGCATGGTGTGACCGAGATTGATTACATGGTTGATTATGAAGAAATCAAGGTGTGTCGGGATTGTTTGAAAGAAGTTGAATAACAATCACTCAAGCAAATATCTATGTCATTAGAATGAAATATTTAAGTTATATGTTTGATCTGCAAATAAGAAATAAGTTGTAGCGCAAGTCAAGCCTGTTTAATTGGAGAGAGAGTTAAACAGGCTTTTTTATTCTTAAAATTCGCCGGACGTATTACGGCAAACAAAACCCCTCGCATTCTAGATGTTGAGGGGTTTTTCTTTTCTTATTGGTGGTGCGTATGGATGTCAAAGAAGCCCGAAAGAATCTAAATGAATTGCATGATGAACTGGTGAAGTACCAGAACCTAAGTCGAGCATTCATGAGTAGCAAACAGATGATGGCTATTGATGAAGTAATGGCAAACATCCGTACTCGCATGAAGAATATTCAAATCAATTTAAGTCGGAGATAGCGCCGTGGGTACAAGTGATCAAGAACGACTCGATGCCTTTAAGCGGGATCTATACCAGGACATAGCTAATCGCAAACGATTGTTTGAGGTTGAGACTGGTTTGGCAATCAAAGATGTTGAGTTGGTATTTGTGAATGTCTCCACTGTAGATCAAGTGAATCAATACCTGCTTAACGAAATCAATGTGACCTTGGGTGATTCAGATGACATGTGCATCGTGTGAAAGAAACCGTGAATGGATAAGGAAGCAAAGTGAACGAGCAAAAGAAAGAATGCGGCTGTGTATCGAACGCCTTACTGGTCGAGATGCTTCAAGCAATGAACAACCAAAGCCAGGCGACGACAGCTCAAAACAATCTACTGGCAGAACAAAATAAAGTCATGGCTCGTATCGTTGATCAGAACAATGAGCTGATGGCGATGATGCAGACCGAAGATGACGAAGATGAACCTAAGTCACCTTATTTGGATTAATGGATATGAGCAGACCATGCCGTGAGTTTCGCTGTCCAAACCTAACCAAATCACCAAAAGAACAAGGCTATTGTGATAAGCATGCACATAAGCGCAACAACTGGACAGCACGCCAAGATAGATCAGGATCAACTACGGCGCGTGGCTATGGCTATGCATGGCGAGTACTGCGTGAAAGCATCATGAAGCGTGATAACTATCTCTGTGTGAAATGCGCCGTTGCTGGGCGTGTGGCTGAGGCTACAGACGTCGATCACATCAAGGCTAAGGCTCATGGTGGTACAGATGATCCAGACAACCTACAGTCATTGTGTGCGCCGTGTCATAGAGAGAAAACAGCAAACGAAGGAAAATAAAATGCCTAAATTTAAAGTAGAAATCACCCATGTAAGTGGTACAGAACGCATCATTGAAGCTGATGACCGCGATCATGCAATGGAAATTGCCAGCAATCTATCCGATGAGTCCAAGCCAGATCGTAAATTCTATTTGGAGAGCAGCTGGACCGCAGAAGAAATTACTGATTAAGGGGAGGGGGTGGGTAGAAAGTTCAGGGCCTTTGCCTAAATGACCGCCCCCCTCCGTTCATTTTTACGTGCGCGAAATTAAAAATTCAGGGTGTTGACAAATGGGTGGAGTTTCTTCAGTTCCTGGTCGTGGCCGAAAGCCAAAACCGCAGGAAGAAAAACGGGCAGCTGGCAACCCGGGCAGACGCCCTCTCAATACCAATGTGCCTGAATTCGCAGATGTCGTTGATATTGATGTGCCGGAATATCTCTCGACAATGGAGTACGCGGACATGATGTGGCGTTCGGTTATTCCAGAGCTGTTAAAAAACAAAGTTCTTAAAATTACAGATATGCACAACGTGGAAATGTTCTGCATGGCTTACCACAACTTGCGCGTAGCCCAAAAAGAAGTAGTCCAAAAAGGACCGACACTGGAAACAGCGCAAGGCAGTACGATTAAAAATCCAGCCTTGACTGCAGTGAATGAAGCATCAAAACAGATGGCTTCTTTTGGGGCAATGCTGGGTCTGGATCCATCTTCCCGGGGGCGGTTAGGTGGTGGGGGTAATAAACCTAAAACAAATAAATTTGCGCAGGTGCTGAATATGTAGCGAGGCCGAAATGACAGCTTTCCCAAACGTTGGCATTGCAAATAGATGGGCAAAGCAGGTTGTTTCAGGAAAAATACCTGCATGTAAGTGGGTGAAACTTGCTTGTAAACGCCACTTAGATGACTTAATTAAGTCAAAAAATAAAGATTTTCCTTATAAATTTGAGCCAAAACTAGCAGAAAAGAAGATCGCTTTTATTGAGTTGCTGCCTCATACAAAGGGTGAGTGGGCAATGAAGCGCCTAAGTATCACGCTTGAGCCCTGGCAAAAGTTTGGTATTGGCTGCACATTTGGTTGGGTTCGTAAGAAAGATGGGTACCGCCGCTTCCGTGAGAGCTATTGGGAGGTGCCGCGTAAAAACGGTAAGTCTGCAATCGCTGCTGGTGTGGCTCTTAACATGTTTGCCAATGATGGCGAGTTTGGTTCAGAAGTTTATGCTGGTGCTACTACCGAGAAGCAGGCTTGGGAAGTTTTTAAACCTGCACGCTTAATGGCGGTACGTTCGCCAGACTTCATTGAAGCAGCTGGCGTACTGATTAATGCAGGGAGCCTAGAGATTCCAGATGAAGGTTCTATCTTTGAGCCTATCATTGGTGATCCACCTGATGGTCAGTCACCGCATTGTGCTGTAGTCGATGAATTCCATGAGCATCCAACATCTGCGCTGTATGACACCATGCAGACCGGTATGGGTGCACGTCGACAGCCTATGATTTTCACAATCACAACAGCCGGCTTTAATATTGAAGGCCCTTGTTATGATTTACGTGCACGTGTTCAGGAAATGCTCCTGGATACCGTACCAGATGATGAGCTGTTTGGCTGGATATGGACCATTGATGAGGGAGATGACTGGACAGATCCGGCAGTATTGGCCAAAGCAAACCCCAATTATGGGGTTTCTGTTTATTCAGACTATCTGGAATCTCAGCAACGCCGGGCAATTCAGAATGCATCAAAGCAAGGTGCTTTTAAAACTAAGCACCTAAACGTCTGGGTATCTGCAAAATCTGCATTTTTCAACATGGAAAGGTGGAAGGCTTGCGGTAATCCAAACCTGAACATTGATGACTTTGAAGCAACACCTTGCATGATGTGTGTGGATCTATCATCAAAAATTGATATTGCAGCACGTATTAACCTGTTCTATCGAATAGAAGATGATGGCCGACTGCATTACTACTGTATAGATCCTCAGTTCTATCTACCTGAAGACACGGTTTATAGCGGTGATGAAAAGCAGGTGGTTGAGCGATACCAGAAATGGTTCAACAAAGGTCTGCTGAATGTGTGTGATGGCTATGAGAATGACCTGAATCAAATTGCAAAGGAATTAATCGAAGATGCTCAGCGAGTGTCTTTGACTGAGGTTCCTTACGATGAGTGGGGTGGATTCCAGATTGCTAAAACTGTGGATGATGCCGGATATACCTCAATCAAGATGCCCAAAACTACAAAGACATTCTCACCAGCAATGAAGGAGCTTGAAGCTGCTATTGCTGCAGGTCGTTTTCATCATGATGGAAATCCAATTCTTAGCTGGATGATCGGTAATGTTATTTCTAAAACAGGAAAAAATGAAACCGAGTTCCCGGATAAGGAAAAGAAGTTTAAGAAAATCGATGGTGCTGTAGCGTTGTTAATGGGCATCAGTCGGGCAATGGCGCTTGCAGGGGAACCTACAGGTGATGAATTTTATGATGATCCAATTATGGTAGGTGTTTAATGAGTACAAAGAAGCCGGGTCGGTTTGCTCAAGCAGCTTTGCGCTTCCTTGGGCTTGATGGGCATCTGAGTCTGGAGCCTGAATTACTAAGGGCGCTATTGGCCACATCGAGTGGCAAGCATGTAACTGTAGATTCGGCGCTTCAATTGAGCGCCGTTTTTTCATGTGTGAGTTTGATTTCAGAAACTGTATCAACGCTGCCTCTTAAGATTTACCAGCGAAAAGCGGACGGTAGTCGGGATGTTGCAGTTAAGCATCCGCTCTACAATCTTTTGTGCCGGTCACCAAACTACGAGATGACACCCAGCCGGTTCATGCTGATGATTGTGGCCAGTATCTGTTTATGGGGAAACTCATATATTGAAATTATTCGCAGTGCATCAGGCCGGATTATTTCATTGAACCCATTGTTACCTCAAAACATGGTGGTGACCAGAAACAAGACCAATGGAATGCTGAAATACACTTACACCGAAAGCGGTGTTAATCGTGAAATCACTGAAAAAAACATGATGCATATTCGTGGTTTTGGTATCGATGGAGTGATGGGCTTATTTAAGGTCCAGAAGGCGCGTGAAACTATTGGAGCTGCACAGGCTGCTGAAGAAGCTGCAGCAAAGTTCTTTGAAAACGGGTTGCAAACATCAGGTCTTTTATCTGCCCAGGGGAAATTAACGCCGGATCAGCGTGAATCACTCAGAGAGAACATGACCAAATTCATGGGATCTAAGAATGCTGGAAAAATGATGGTGCTTGAAAACGGTATGGAATACCACGGCATCACCATGAATCCTGAAGCAGCTCAAATGTTAGAAACTCGAACTTTTGAGATTGAGGAAATTTGTCGCTGGTTCCGAGTACCGCCATTCATGGTTGGGCATTTAGATAAACAAAGTTCATGGGCTTCAAGTACAGAAGGCATGAACATGCAATTCCTCACCAATACCTTACGCCCTTTACTGGTCAATATTGAGCAAGAAATTGCACGGTGTCTGATTGGTGCGGCAGAGTTTGAAACTTACTATGTTGAATTTAGTGTGGAAGGTCTACTTCGAGCAGATTCAAAAGGCCGTGCTGAATACTATGCATCTGCACTTGATCATGGTTGGTATAACCGTAATGAAGTCAGACGTAAAGAAAATGAAGCACCTATTCCGGGTGGGGATATTTATACAATTCAATCGGCATTAATTCCGCTTGATAAAGTCGGGACCAATTACAAAGGTGATAATAATGAGCAAACGAAACCTGCTGCCAGTCGCTAATTTTAATGCAAAAGAAAAAGGTGGTGTTTCGCCGTTAGCTTTTGATCGTTGGAATCCTGCAATTAAAGCATCAGATGAAAATGAAAATACGATTGGTATTTATGATCCGATTGGTTATGACTACTGGGATGATTCTGGTGTGACGGCTAAGCGGATCAGTGCTGCATTGCGTTCACTCGATGGGGCTGATGTTGTGGTCAATATCAACTCTCCAGGTGGTGATGTATTTGAAGGTCTGGCTATTTATAACCTGCTTCGCGAATACAAAGGTCATGTGACTGTACGTGTTTTAGGGGTAGCAGCTTCAGCAGCATCATTTATTGCCATGGCTGCTGATGAGATTCAAATTGCCCGTGCTGGATTCTTTATGATTCACAATGCCTGGACCGGACTTTGGGGGAATCGCAACGACTTGCGTGAAACTGCAGATTTCCTTGAGCAGATCGATGACACGATTGCTGATATTTATCACGTGCGATCCGGACTGAGCATGGATGAGCTTAAAGCCGATATGGATAAAGAGCGCTGGATCAATGGGCGTGATGCTATTGATAGTGGCTTTGCTGATGCTTTCCTGCCATCTGACGTGGTTGTTGAAGATACAAAGAACTTCACTAAAGAAAAAGTCGCTGCTCATAAGGCAGATATCTTGCTTGCCAAAGCGGGAATGTCTCGAAGCTCACGACGGGAACTTATTCAAGATTTAAAGGGTACGCCTGGCGCTACCAACCAAGCTAAGCCAAGCGCTAGCAATAATGTACTCGAAAGTGTTCTTCAAAGTATGCGTAACGCTACTGAGAAATTTAGCACTTAAAACCTGATAGCAATTTTATGACCGCCTCTATGGCGGTTTTCTTATTTTTGAGAGATGAAAAATCATGACTGATCAAACTAAAGACCAAACAGCTCAGGCCCTTAAAGACGTAAACACAGGCTTAAAGAATCTGACTGAAAAAGTTCAACCTATGGCTGAAAATGCTTTGAATGAAGCAAAAAAAGCTGGTGAATTGTCTACTGAAACTAAAGCAGCAGTGGATCAAGCACTTACAGACCTAAATAATCTGCGCCAAGCCCAGAATGACCTACAGGTGAAGTTGGGTGAAGCTGAGCAATTATTTGCACGTGGTGGCACTGGTAATCCAGGTACACAAGTGGATGCTCGTGCTGGTAATCTTGCTGTAAAAGATGAGCAGATTATTTCATTTGCAAGCAATGCAACTTCTGGAAAACGTATCAGTGTAGCCGTTCCCCGTAATGCACTGACATCATTTGCAGTAAACCCTGTTGATGGTTCGACTCGTATTGTGACTGCGCCAAATCAGCGCGTGACCATCCGTGACCTATTAGCTCCAGGTCAAACGGCCAGTAATGCGATTGCTTACTTACGTGAAACTGGATTTACCAATAACGCTGCACCAGTAGCTGAAAACACCACCAAGCCATATTCAGAATTAACATTCGAAGAAGTGCTGGAAGGTGTGAAAACGATTGCTCACATGCTGAAAGCATCTAAGCAGATCCTTGATGACTTGCCTCAGTTACAAAGCTTTATCAATGGTCGTTTGCTTAATGGCCTTAAGCGTGTTGAAGATGCGCAACTGTTATTTGGTTCAGGCACTGGTAACAACCTGCATGGTATTTATACTCAGGCAACCGCCTATTCAGCTCCAATTACGATTGCATCACCGACTCGCGTAGATACTATGCGTTTGGCCATGCTGCAAGCTGCTTTGGCGGATGTGTTTGCAACAGGTCATGTGCTACACATGCATGATTGGACTGCAATTGAATTACTGAAAGACACTACCGGTGCATACTTGTTTACCAACCCGTTCTCACCTAATACGCCAAGTCTTTGGGGGTTGCCTGTTGCTGAAACCAATCATGCAGCAATGGCTAGTAAATTTTTGACTGGTAGCTTTGCTGAGGCTGCTCAAATCTTTGACCGTGAAGATGCAAACGTGGTGATCTCAACCGAAAATGCTGATGACTTTGAAAAGAACATGATCTCTGTTCGTTGTGAAGAGCGCCTGGCATTGGCTGTGTATCGCCCAGAAGCATTCGTAAAAGGTGAATTTCCAGCTTAATTAAAATCCCGAAGGGGCCAGTCGGCCCTTTCACCTTGGAGTTTAGAACATGAAAATTAAATTCTTAGATGCTGCAATGCTTGGAAATAAGGTTTACGTCAAAGGTGATGAGGCCGAGATTCCAGATATTACGGCCGGTGAACTCATCAAGAAAAAATTGGCGATTGATCCTGAACAAGTGGCAGCTGATAAAGCCAAAGCTGATGCGGAAAAGAAAGCCAAAGCCGCAGCCGATAAAGAGGCTAAGGCAAAAGCCGAGGCTGAGACGAAAGCTGAAGAGGAAAAGTTAAAGGCAGAAGAAGAGGCGAAAGCCAAGGCTGCTGCAGAAGAAAAAGCTAAAGAAACTAAAACAAAGTAAGGTCATATCATGCCAGTTATTAACATTGAAAAAGCTATGGTTCATTTGCGAGTAGATGAAGATACTGGCGGTGATGTCCTGGCAAAGTTGAATTCGGCAGAAGATAAAGCGGCTCAATATTTGAACCGTTTTTTTTATGCCACAGCAGCTGCATGGACAGAGGCGATCTCTCTAACTTTGGACCAGCTAAATTATGAGCTTGTGAAATACAAAGAGAGTTGCGATGCAGCTAATCTGGTTACAGATCCAGTCTCAAGAAATATGCTGTTATCTGCGGCTGAAAACCTTAAAAAAGAAGCTCAGCGCAATACCAAAATGGCCATGCAGGGTATTGTTATCAATCCATCTATTGAAGCGGCTGTTTTACTGATCTTGGGCAGTCTTTATGAAAATCGGGAAGATGAAACCAGTACCACGGTAAATGAGTTGCCGAAAGGCGCTTTGTGGTTGCTCGACCCATACCGTTTAGATCTGGGGGTATAGATGAGAGCAGGTCCTTTAAGACATCGCATCCGTATTGAAGCCTTTACCGAAACTCAAGACAAAACCACAGGCCGTATTACTCAAGCCTGGACAGAGTTTTGTACAGTTTGGGGAAAACACGAGGCCTTATCTACGCGTGATCAGCTGCAAGCCCAGGCAATTGATTCAAAAATGACTGCACGTTGTCGCATTCGTTACAGCTCAAAAGCAAGTCAGATTGATTCAACCATGCGTCTATATTTTCGGGATAAGTACTGGAAGGTTGATGGTGATCCGGTGCCAGATAATGAAAGTGGTCTTGAGTGGTTGACGCTCAACCTTGCAGAAGGTGAATCAGAATGGCAGCAGTCGAGTTAAATATTGAAGGCTTGGATGAGCTGAATAAAAAACTCAAGCAACTTTCAAATCCTAAAAAAGCCAAGCAAATTGCACGAAAAGCCGGGCGCCAAGCGATGAATCTTGTTCGCGATGCTGCACGTAGCAATGCAAAGGCAATTGATGATCCTGAAACACGGGAAAAGATTCATAAGAATATTGTGACCCAAGGTGGTAAGAGCCGTAATCCTAATGAGATTAAGATTCGAGTGGGGGTGAAAGGTGGAGCAGGTCGGAATCAATACTCTGTCAGCACGGCTGGCTTAAGTGGTGGAGATACTCGGCACTTTAGATTTATTGAGTTTGGTACCAGCAAGATTCCAGCCACTCCATTTTTAAGACCTGCTTTAGCTAATAATGTTGATAAGGTCACAACCAAGTTTGTCCAGGTATTTGATTCTGAAATCACCAAAGCATTACGTGAGGCTATATGACAGCACCTATTTTCCCATTACTTAATGCGAGTGATGAAGTTAAGTCTTATCTGGAATCTGGCGGGATTTTACGTGCATTTGAATTTGGTCTTGCACCAGATAAACCAAAGCCGCCGTACCTGGTCTGGCAGGATATCTCTGGTATTCCGCAAAATCATTTAGATTGTCCGGCAAATATAGATCACATCACAATCCAAGTTGATATTTACACAACAAAAGCGGATGACCTGCGAAATATTCGTGAAGCGGTTCGTAGAGCTTTTGAGCTTGATAACTCTTGCACTGTAACTGGTCTGCGAGGTAATGAGCGTGATCCAGACAGCAAGATGTATCGAACCGGTTTTGATTCGAATTGGTTTGTAGATCGATAAATAGAATTTTCCACATAGCACCCAACCGGGTGCTTTTTTTATGCCTAAAATTGAGGAGCACTCGCAAATGGCAGAATTACGCACGCAAGGGACAAACGTCTTTGCTTTTGATGGTACCGACATTACGCAACTTGTCTGTGTAACCGGTATCGACTTGGGAAGTGACAGTACTTCAAAAATTGAAACAACCTGTCTTGAAGAAACGAAATCCAAATCCTATATGCCGGGGCTATCTGATCCGGGTGATGGCTCACTTTCAATTCGACTTGATCCAGAAAACGACTCACACCTAAAGCTTATTCAATGGGCAGAAAATCGCACCGAACTTGAATTTTATATTGGTGCGAGTGATTCAGTGGCTCCGCCAACAGTAGCTACAAATGCTGTAGCTCTACCAACTGGCCGTTCATTCTGGTCATTTAAAGGCGCATTAACTCCAGCAGTGCCAACATTTGAAGCGGATTCCATTGTGGGCTACCAGTTCACTTTACAGCGTTCAACTGGTGTGACTCTAACTCCAGCAACTGTTTAATCCAAAGCCCCTGTATTGGGGCTTTATTCTTTCTGGTGAATCATGAAAAAATTAACTTTAAAAGACATTAAGTCTGGCGCACTAATGGGTAAGCCGGAGCATGTGACAGTTCAAATTAAAGTAAGTGGTGAAGACGCGGAGTTTGACACCTATATTCTGCCATTCAGCTACAGCACAGCAGTAGCCCAAATGAAGGCCTATGGCGAAAACAAAGAGGCTTTAGCTGGTGTTTTGGCAAGCGTTATTTGTGATGAGAAAGGACAACTCGCATTCACTGAAGATGAAATCCGCACCCATTTTAACCAAGCCTTAGTAGATGCGCTTTGGTCAAAAATTGTGGATATTAACGTATTGGGAAAGCAATTGAACTCAACCAAGACGACGAAATCCTCATCGAAATCAGTATCGCGCTCGGCAAAACATACAGCGAAATCGCAGACCTCCCATACAGGGAAATCAAAAAGTACACCGCCTACATCCGAAAATACGGAAGCCTCAACCTCGGAAGAAGATTCGAGCAAGAGCTAGCAAGAATTCACCAGTCTATTTTAATGCTGAAAGGCGTTAAAAATGTGAAGTTGCATGACTTGATGACTCATGAAGAAAAACCAGTAGAAAAGAATCTTGAGGATTATCTGGTGGAGAATTTTGGGAAATAAGAAATCAATTTAGATTGGTTTCTTTTTCACCTAATAATTAGTATCTTGTCCTAGATTATAAAACTAGGATAGAGAAATGGATTTTGTAGCCTTGGATGTGGAAACTGCAAATTCAGACCCAAAGTCAATATGTCAGATTGGGATAGCTGTTTTTAAGGGTGGCGATCTGATTGAAACATGGAGCTCCTTGATAAACCCTCAGTCACATTTTGACTTTATGAATAGCGCGATACATGGAATTACGGAAGAAGATGTTCGAGGTGCCCCAGTAATAGCTGAAGTTAAGTCAAGATTAGATCAGCTTATTGGCGTCAACGTTGTTGCTATTTATTCAGGCTTCGATAAAGTGGCTCTTGAAAAGAATTTCCCTCAAATTGATTATAGCTGGTTAGACATTACCAAGGTTGTTAGACGAACATGGGAGCAGGTTGCGTATAGTGGATATGGGCTTGCAAATGTATGCAGATTGAATGATATAAAAATTGACAAACATCATGATGCTTTGGCGGATGCTATTGCTGCTGGCAGGGTTCTAATATGTGCCCTAAACGCCAAGCAATTAAAATTGGATGACTGTCGATCTTTAATACGCAGAAAAATATCAACATTAATTGCATATGGGGAGATGTCGGAAAACCCAAATCCTGCCCATGTGGTTATTGAGGGTGGCAATCCTGATGGTGAGTGGTTTGGTGATGTTCTTTGTTTTACGGGTGAGTTAAAAATGCCGCGTGTTGAGGCGAGCATAAAGGCATCCCAGCTTGGGTTTGATGTTGGAAAGGGTGTTACTAAGAAAACAAATTATTTGGTAACTGGACTCCAAGATCTCACAAAATTAAAAGGGAAAAGCATTAGTGCGAAAGAAGAAAAAGCATTAGCTTTGATTAAAAAAGGCCAGGATATTGTAGTCATTTCTGAGGAAGATTTCTTTTATATGGTTGAGGGAAATTAAAATGAAAAAATTTATTTTATTTGCTTTGGTGGCAGGGGTAGCTGGATGCTCTAATCAACCAAAAATATCTGAAGAAAAAAAACAGCAAGCTGTAGCCCATTTCAAAGTTGATAAGACAATAAAAGATGCTGTTTGGACGTCCAGCTCCATGTTTAAGGTTGGAGTTGTAGACAATGGATCAGGTAGAGATGGATTGGCACAATATGTTTGCCAAGAATTAAATGCGCTGAATATTTACAAGGTTACAGTCAAGGTTATAGACATTCAGGCACTTGTCTCTACAAACAAATGGATAGATTTAGGGCAAGCAAATTGCTCGTAAAGTCTCAAAATCAATAACCGCCACTAGGCGGTTTTTTTACGCCTAGAGGAAAAGTTATGGCTGGCAAGTTAGGTGTTTTAACATTGGATTTAATTGCTCGTATCGGCCAATTTGTTGAGCCAATGAAGAATGCCGAAAGACAGACTAAGACTTCAGCAAGCAATATGGCGCGCGATTTCGAGGAGGCTGATAAAGGTATTTCCATGTCAGCAAAGAATATTGGGCTTTCATTGGCAGGGGTTGCTGCATCCTATGTCTCTATCGACCGACTGATCAATACTCAACGCACTTTTGATAAGCTGAATGCAGGGTTAATAACAGCAACCGGGTCAGCAGAAGGCGCGGCAGCAGCATTTGATTCTTTGCAGAAATTCGCTAAAGAAACCCCTTATGGGCTTGAGCAGTCTGTAGGTGCCTTTATTAAGCTTACAAACTTGGGGTTAAAACCATCTGAAGCCGCACTAATGTCATACGGCAATACTGCTGCTGCCATGGGTAAAGATCTCGATCAAATGATTGAGGCGGTTGCTGATGCCACTACGGGTGAGTTTGAGCGATTAAAAGAATTTGGAATCAAGGCCAGTCAAGAAAATGGCAAAGTGTCGCTGACGTTTAAGGGCCAAACCACCACCATTAGAAATAATGCCAAAGAGATTGAAAAATACCTTCTTGATCTAGGCAATGTGGACTTCGTTGGTGCTATGGAAAACCGCATGAAAACCCTAGATGGGTCTATTGCGAACCTTGAAGATACAATTGATGGATTATTTCTAAAAGTATCACAATCAGGAATTGGTGATGCGATTAAAGCCGGTGTTGATGGAGCTAGTGAGTCACTGGAAACCCTAGGGGATAACCTAGATACGGTTGGCGATATAGCTTTGGTGGTAGGCGCTATATTTGCTGGAAGATATGCATCCAGCATGATTAGTAGTATTCAAAAAACAGTTGCTGCAAGCATAGAGCAAAAGCAGGCTTTAGTAGCTGAGCAGGCTGAAAGCGTAAAACTACTTGGCGTTCAGGCGCAAAGAGCGCGCCAAAACGTGGCCTTAGCTTTAACCGAGGTGAATCTAGCTCGTGCAGACTTTAATAATGCCACTACAGCAGCAGCTCGCGCGGCAGCAACACAGCGATTAACAGCAGCAAACATTGCTTTAGCTATTTCTGAAAAACAAGCTTCTATGGCAACAACTGCCTATACGGCAGCTACAGGTGCAGCAACTGTAGCCACAAGCCGACTTGCAGCAGCTAAGGCGCTCTTGCTTGGATTGACAGGCGGATGGGTGGGGCTAGGCATTACTGTGGCTTCTGTAGCGGCTGGCTACTTAATGATGAGAGATGGTGCTGATGAGTCCACTAAATCATTAAGAGAAAATAATGAGTCTGTTGACGATGCAATCAAGAAATATAAGGAGCTTGATGAGGTCAAACGTCGTGCGCAGCTTGTTTCTGAAAAGAATACTCTTCAGGATCTAGCCAAGGAATACGATGAAGTTAATTCAAAACTAATCACCGCCACCTACTCATTCAGTCGTCACAATGACATGACATCTGAGCAATCAAAGCAGGTGAATGCCTTAATTTCTGAATATAAGAAAACCGGTGATATTGATCAATTCTCAGGAAAAATTAACGCATTAAACTTTATTAGCCAGACTTCTAAGGATCGATTCAATACTTTAGGTGGGTCTGTAAAAGATGCTGGTAATGAATTTAAAAACCAAAAATCTTTTGTGGATCAGATGGCCCCAGCTGTCAAGGGTGTGGGGGATCAGGCTAAGCAGACCGCTATTGAAACTGCAAATCTCAGCGCAGAGATTAGAAAACTTCTTAGTGAAGCAAACCAAACAATCAAAGACTCAGCAATTACTTCTGCTCTAGCAAGTCGCGGCTATAACGACACCATGATCGAGCTGGCTAAAAAGTACCTTAATGTTGAGGGTGCGATTGTTACCAATGCGAAAGGTCAAAAGGTTTTAAAGGATGAATTGAAGGCCAAGCTTCGCGAAGAATATCAAGCCATCATGCGTTCTAAAAATGCTGTCGATGAGCGCAACAAGGCGGAGGAAAAGAGCAAAAAATTACTTGAAGCTACTGGCAATGCTATGAAGGTGAATGCCAAAGTTGCAGCCAATGCGGCCAAGTATAACTTTGCTGCAATTGAAGCTAAAAACAAACTTCCTTCTGGGTTGTTATCTGCTATTCATATGCAGGAATCTAGAGGAAACCCAAATGCTTACAATAAAAGCTCTGGTGCTGCCGGCGGATTCCAGTTTCTTGAAGGCACAGCAAAGCAGTATGGCGTGAAGGATCGCTATAATTTAGCGCAATCAGCCGAGGGTGCTGGCAAGTACATGGCCTATCTTCTTGATTTATTCAAAGGGGATCTCGATAAGGCTGTGAGCGCCTACCATGCTGGTGAGGGCAATGTTCAGCGTGGTACGAATATTGGCCCAGTAAATCGCCAATATGTGAAAAACATCAAGGGTTATTTAGGTGGCTCAAGCGGTGTTTCATTCACAGAAGATTATTCTTTTGATGACTGGTTGAAGGAATTCGAGCAGACCATTGCTGAGCAGGAAAAACTCGAAAAGGAGTTGACCGAAACCAGAAAAGCCATTCAAGTCAGTTACTACAACGAATGGCAAAATCTTGAATACGATAACCAAGAAAGAATCAAGGAGATCGAAAAGGCTTTTGCTACTGATCCAACAGAGCGCGACCGTCTTTTAGGACTTCAACAGAAGGCCTATGAAGATGATGTGGCTAATTGGATTAAGGCTCAGGATGATCGTGTAAAAGCTGAGAATGAGGCAAATCAGCAAATTATTCTAGCTCGTCAAAATGCTTTTTCCATGATGAATGGGCCTTTGGGTGCCATGGTTCAGATGGGGGTGGAAGCCAGCGCTAGGGCGTCCATGAAACCAGAGGAGTATCAAAGATGGCAGCTGGGTAATGAGCAGCAAGATGGTTATTCTCAACTTGCAGACAACCTTTATTCTGCGCGGGAGGGTATTCAGAATGATGAATACACTACCGATACTGAAAAGTATCAACAGCTCGAACAGGCTTATGAAGTTTATCTGCAAAATAAGGCTGCACTATCTGAGGCGTACAGCAAACAGGAGCAAGATCTAGCAAAAACTCAGTACGAAAGTCAGTTGAGTTTATGGGGTAATCTTTTAGGCCAAGCACAAAATACTTGGTCGCAGATGACTCAGGCGGTTAAGGACAGTGCGGGAGAGCAATCAGGTGCTTATAAGGCCATGTTCTTAATGCAGCAAATGTTTGCCATTGGTTCGGCTTTGGTAAGCACACATTTAGCCGCCACACAGGTGGCCGCTGATGCAACAATCCCTTTCTTTGGTGCCAAAATTGCAGCTTCTAAAGCAATGCTAGCAATGGGCTACGCTAACGTCGGCCTAATCGCCGGCCAAACCATTGCCGGCATGGCCCACGACGGTATCGACAATATCCCGAAAGAAGGTACATGGCTTTTGGATAAAGGTGAACGTGTTGTTGATAGTAGAACCAATGCTGATTTGAAGAACTATTTGGCTAATCAGAATAGTGGTGGTATAAATTTCACGCAAACAATTGTGATACAGTCTGATGGCTCCACCAAAACTGATAATCAAGGTGATATGAAGCAATTCGGAAGCATGATCGAAACAGCTGTTGTTTCTGTTATTAACAGAGAGTTAAGACAGGGTGGCGCGATTAAGAAAGCAATTAGCAGAGGATAAAATGTCATTAGATAAAGAAATTGAGGTTATTGGGTCTGAGTTGATTAAAGTGTCACTCGATGGTGATTCTGCAACACGCCTACTGGTTGGTAATCTTGTTAATTTTTTAGCCAGCAAGAATATTATCAATCGCGATGAATATCTTGAGTATGTAAAGGAAACGAGAGATTTTTTAAGTAATGGTGTTGAATTAGATGATGAAGCTAAAATCGATATGATTAAGACTACGTTTGATCTTCATATCAATGATTTTCAAAAGCCTGAATAACCAATCTTATTTAATAACCTCCTTCGGGAGGTTTTTTATTGGAAAAAATTCATGAGCAATCAAAAATTCACCTGGTGCAATGACCTAGATGGAAACTCCCAAACTTCAAGCTTTAAAGTCCTTCAATCCAGTTTTGGTGATGGATATACACAGCGAACGAGCGTCGGGATTAATAATAGGTCATCTACTTGGGCGTATAAAAAGACTGGCAAGAAGGCTTTGATACAAGAGATCAAGGCCTTTTTTGATGCACATAAAGGCGCTGATTCATTCCTTTGGGATTCGCCTTTAGATGGTGAAGTTCGTGTAGTCGCAGGGGATTATATGCCGATCAGTTTGGGTGGTGGTATGTGGTCCATCTCCACCACCTTCACCCAGGACTTTAAACCTTAAATTCAATCAATTTTATGCCCTCAATCGAGGGCTTTTTTGTGGGCGTAAATTATGGCTAAGCAAACAATTAATCCGGGAACAGCACCTACAGGCGCAGGCGGTGATACGTTCCGTTCAGGTTCGGCAAAACTTCAGGCAAATGATGATGAGATTTATAACTATCTTGGCGATGGTACAAACTTAAATAAACTGGGTACTGCTGCTTTTAAAAACACTGGTGAGTCGCCTGGTAACGTGATTGGTGTCGGTGATTTCGGTTTTGGTGGCAACAACTCTGCAGCAACAGGAGGTTTTGAGACCTATAGAAGAAACTGCTTTGTAGCAGCGCAGCCAAATACCCCTGGCTATCCGGGGGCGTATGCTCTGGGCTATCAACTTAATGGCGCAGACGAGTGGCAAGTATACTTAATGCATGAAGTGGCTAATAATGATGTCTATTTCGGGAGAAGATCGTCGCCAACCAATCAGATTCAATGGTCAATTGCAAGAACAACAACAAACACAACGGTTGACGGAAATGGTTTTATTAAAAACGCTTCACCGATTGTTAAGCTATTTGCAGACAAAGTTGAGCTGAATGATGAAGCTGGGCAGCAGAATATTTCTTTTGAAAAGCTAGATGTTGGCAACTATCTCATTAAAGGATCGAGCGGTTTTGCGCAGGAGGGTTGGTACGTTGAAACACCTAAAGACGCAAACGGTAATCTGCTTGTCGCAGTGGTCTATGAGCAACTTGAAAATGGCGACATTAGTGTTAAGACGTATGATTATATGCTCAATAAAAAAGGACGCATTGTAGCTGATACTGAAACACCTTTAGACATCCCTGAAACACGATGGATTGACTTGCGCTTACAAGAGTTACCACAGCCTGAAATTGAGGTGACAGATGACCCTGAACAGTGATTTTCAGAAACTCTATGTAGATGGACTGATCACACTATTTGAATTAGATGCTCGTGCTTTAGGTGCGGGCATTTTGCGTTTTCATGGCCATATCTCTTATGAAGACTGGGAGCGTATTTACAGTTCAATTGGCTCTAATGAGTTAATGGGCGATACCAGTAAACTTATTGGTGAAGCATTCCAGAATAGTGACCAGAAAGCATGGTTCAAGAACATCATCTGGCAAGGTGAGACTTTTGAGCCGATGGCGCTTGAAGTATCAGGTTTGGAGATGCGATCCGATGGTAAAGCATCTGCACCAACATTCAGCATGGCAAACAATATTGGCGGTATTCAAGGCGCTGTATCGGCTTACTGCTTGCAGTTTGGTGACTTTGCAGGAGCAAAGCTTAAAGTCATTACCACACTGGCTAAATATCTGGACGCTGAAAACTTTAGCACTGGCAATTCGACTGCATCAAATGAAGCCAAAGAGCAGCTTTGGTACATCGAGCAAAAGACCTCTGAAAATGCTCAAGCCGTTACTTTTGAGCTTTCAAACCCAATTGATTTTGAAGGTCTGAAAATACCAGTCCGGCAGATTTCCAGTTATTGCGCATGGGAATATCGTAGCGAACAATGCGGCTATACAGGCGCAGCCATGTTTACGGACAGGGATGAGCCTACTGATAACCCCGCTCTGGATAAATGCTCAAAGAGAACAAGGGGTTGTGAATGTCATTTCGGCAAAGGCAATGTCCTACGCATTGGTGCTTTCCCTGCAAGTTCATTATTTTAGGTGGTATATGAAACTAACCGCAAAACTTAAAAAAGCAATTCAGGCGCATGCTGCTAAGGCTTATCCAGATGAATGCTGTGGCGTGATTGTGAATAAAGAATACATCCCATGCCGCAATATCTCAGACAATAAAGATCAGTTTGAAATTCATCACGAGGATTTAGCCAAAGCTGAAGATCTGGGTGAAATTCAGGCCTATGTACATTCACATCCGAATGCATCCGCTCGCGCCTCTGAGATTGATTTAATTCAAATTGAACTGCATGAAAAGCCTTGGGTGATTTGCGCTTATCCAGATATTGAATTTCAGGTGTATGAACCGCGCGGATATAAAGCACCGCTTGTTGGTCGCAACTATATTCATGGTATTCAAGACTGTTATGCCATTGTCCGTGATTTTTATCAGCGCGAGTTGGATATTTATATTCCAGACTATGAGCGTCAAGATTTATGGTGGGAGTCTAAGGACAGCCCTTCGCTTTATCTTGATAACTTTGAGAAAGAAGGCTTTGTTGAAGTAGATCAGCCTGAATATGGTGATGTACTGCTGTGCCGTGTCGGGCGTACTGAGCATGTGAATCATGCGGTAATTTGGTTGGGTGACAATGGCATGCTGAAATCTGAGCAAACCGAGCCATGCATTGGGTCAGCACTTATTTTGCATCATCCGTATGGCCGTAAATCAGTACGAGAAATCTTTGGTCCACAGTGGCAGGAACGAGTTGCAAAGGTGGTTCGATATGCTCAAAACAATTAAGTTGTACGGCATTCTAGCCAAGAAGTTCGGTAAAGAATTTCGGCTTGATGTGGAAAATACCCGTGAAGCAATGCGTGCTTTATGCGTGCAGGTGCCGGGCTTTGAACACTTCATGCTACATGCACATGAGCAAGGCTTAGAGTTCGCAGTTTTTCAGGATAAGCAAAATATCTCAGAAACTGAACTCGACATGAGTACCAGCGCTAAAGTGATTAAGGTTGTACCTAAAGTGAAGGGTGCGGGTGGCGCAGTTCAGACAATTCTCGGTGCTGTGCTCGTGGTGGTGGGTGTACTTGTGACAGTGGGGACGCTTGGTGGGGGTGCAGCATTGGGTGCAGGCCTGATCGGTGCTGGTGCCGGCATGATGGTCGGTGGTATTGCGATGATGCTGATGCCAAAAATTGATAACCAAGACCAAAACCAAGACGGAAACAAGGCTAACAAAGGCTTTGGCGGTGCAGTCACCACGGTAGCGCAAGGCAATCCAGTGCCAGTGCTTTATGGCCAGCGTGAGGTTGGCGGATTTATCGCAAGTGCTGGACAATATCCAGAAGATTTAATGTAAATATTTAAAAAACACAGGCGCATATAGCGCCTTTTTTATTGTCTAAGGAAAAGTATGAACGCAGTAATTAAAGGCGCAAAAGCAGGGCAAGGCAAAGCAAGAAAAGCGGTGATTGCACCAGATTCAGCCCAATCTAAGACCTATATTAAAATTCTATATGGTTTATCTGAAGGTGAGGTCGAGGGTCTAGCCAATGGTCTGCAATCGGTTTACCTGGAAGAAACCCCGCTACAAAATCCGGCAGGTGGCTGGAACTTTGAAGATGTACAGGCTGATTTTCGTCACGGCACCAATGACCAGGCACATATCGAAGGCTTTCCAGATATTTCTTCCGAAACAGCAATCAATGTTGAGCTGAAGTCTGATTCACCTTGGGTTCGCTCAATTACCAATACTGATCTGGATGCAATCCGTTTACGCTTCAAGTGGGGGCCATTGCGTCAGCAGAATGCTGAAAATGGCGATGTGAAAGGTATCGTTATTCAGTATGCAATCGATCTGCAAACTGATGGAGGCACATGGACTGAGGTTTTAAATACTCAGATCGCTGATAAAACTTCCGCAAACTATGAGCGTTCACACCGGATTGATTTACCAAAGGCCGATACCGGCTGGACGATCCGTGTCCGCAGAATCACGCCGAACTCAACATCAGAATATATCAGCGATAAGATGTATGTTGATGCATTGACTGAAGTGATTGATCTAAAGCTCAGCTACCCGAATACCGCTTTGCTTGGTCTGCAATATGATGCTGAAACTTTTTCTAATGTCGCAAAAGTCGCAGTTGATTTAAAAGGGATTAAGCTTCAGGTTCCATCAAACTACGATCCTGTTGCGCGTACTTATACAGGCATGTGGGATGGCACTTTTAAACGCGCTTATACTAATAACCCCGCGTGGATTTATTACGATATCTGCACCGCAAAGCGCTATGCTCTGGGTGATCGATTAACGTCTGCAATGTTGGATAAGTGGTCTTTGTACCGCCTTGCACAGTATTGCGACCAAATGGTGAATGATGGCAAAGGCGGTCAGGAGCCGCGTTTTACTTGTAACGTCTACCTGCAATCTACCGAAGATGCTTATACCATTTTGAGTAAATTGGCTGGTGTATTCCGTGCAATCAGTTATTGGGATGGCAATTCAATTGTCTGTGATGCTGATATTCCACAGGACACTTATTTCACCTACACACGCGCCAATGTCATTGATGGCATGTTTGAATATTCGGGCACACGTGCGCGTGATCGACACACTGTTGCTAAAGTGGCTTGGGATAATCCTGCAAATCACTATAAGACAGAGTATGTCTATGTGCGTGATGAAGCAGCTATTGCAAAGCTCGGTGTACGCATTGCCGAGATTGATGCATGGGGCTGCACATCGGAAGGCCAAGCACAACGAGCGGGTCTTTGGGCATTAAAATCTGAGCAATTAGAAACCCGAACCGTATCTTTTAAGGTCGGTCTTGATGGCTATATTCCACAGCCGGGCCGTGTAATTGAAATTGCAGACGAGTTATTTGCAGGTCGTGCCAATGGCGGTCGTATTTCTGCTGTCAGCGCTGATCGCAAAGTCATTACTCTGGATCGTGATGATGTGGTATGCCGTGCAGGTGATCGACTGGTTGTAAATGGTGAAGATGGTAAAGCGCAAGCGCGTATTGTGTCGTCAAAAATTGGGCGCAAAGTCACAGTCACAGTGGCGTTTGACTCTGTTGCAGCGGAAAATGTCTGGGTCGTTGATGCGCAAGATTTAAAAACCATGAAGTTTCGCGTCATGAGTATTACTCAAGATGAAAAGCATCAGTTTTCAATCACTGGCTTGCAATATGAGTCAGCGAAATATGATGCTATTGATTTCGGAGCTTTCATCGATGAGCGTCCGATTTCTATTATCAATCCAACAATTCAGGCACCCGTAGAGTCTGTATCAATTACCTCTGAAACTATGGTACAGCAAGGCCTATCTGTTGAAACCATGGTTATCTCATGGCCTCAAGCGCAAGGTGCAACCAAGTACCAGGTGGAATGGCGTAAAGATGATGGCACCTGGATTAAATTGCCAATCACGGGAAATAACTCAGCTGAAGTGTCAGGCATTTATGCAGGTAATTATGAAGCTCGCGTCACTGCGATTTCAGCGTTTGATGTTGCGTCACTACCAACATATTCCATGCTGACTACGTTGTCAGGCAAGCAAGGATTGCCGCCTGCTTTGGCAAATATTACAGCGACTGGGATCTTGTTTGGTTATCGCCTGAACTGGTCTTTCCCTGCGGTCGGAGCGCTCGACACAGCTCACACTGAAATCCAGATTGCAACCACGTCAAATGGTGCCAATGCTGCGCCGCTTGGCTTGTTTGCATATCCGACAACAACGCATGATATTCAGGGAATGCAGCCAAACCTGACTCGTTATTTTCGTGGTCGCTTGATTGATCGTATTGGGAATATTGGTCCGTGGTCAAATTGGGTCAGTGCTACAACGTCAGCAGACGCAAGCGCGGTACTTGATATTTTGTTGGGCAAAATCACTGAGTCGCAATTACACCAAAACCTGCAAACCAAGATTGATAAGATCGACACAATTGCGGGTCTTGATGGTGATGTTGGTAATTTGATTGAAAATATTAGTGCTGTTCAAACTCAGGCAGATCAAATCAGCGATGAGCTTGCTTTGGAGCGTCAGCAACGAGTTACAGCAATTCAAGACTTAGACGATGGTTTAACGCAAGAAGTTTTGGATCGTAAAAATGGCGAAACTGCAATCTATGACTATGTGAACACTTACAAGCTCAGTAATAATAATGCGCTTGCTAGTTTTCAGGATAGTCTAGATGTTGCATTAACGGACTCATCTTTGGCGATTGAAAGAACTCAAGCGTTAGATGGCCGAGTGAAAGCCGCAGAAGATAAAGCTGGCAATGCCTTGTTTAACTCAGCAAGTGCTTTACAGAAAGCCGAAATTGCAGTTGATGACACAAGTGCATTATCAAGTCTTGTGACTGAAGTTAAAGCAGTTGCGGAGCAATCAGCAGATACAGCAGACATAGCAGCAGCGGGGGCAGCAAGTGCGCTCGAAAAAGCAACCGCTTCAGCATCAAAGTCAGACGCGAATGCAGATAAGATTGAGGAAATTACTGCTGAACTTGGAACCAAAGCCAGCACGGGAGCATTGACTCAAACCAACGCTAGTATTGCTGAAGTTGACGACAAGGTTAAGGCAAACACCACTCGTCTTGACGGTGTGTATGCGCAAGTGTACCCAGAGCTGATCGGCTCGACAGAGAGTTTTATTGGGTCAACAGGTCTTGCGGGGACATGGACTTTACAATCAGCAGTGATTGAAAATGACATGGCTTTAAGTCAGCGCATTGATACCACTGTTGCTGAAATCAGTAACGCAAAAGCACTGGTTCAGACTGAGGCTTATGCAAGAGCGCAGGAGGATGAGGCACTATCATCTCGCATCAACACGCTAAAAGTTGATGTTGAGGGGAATAGGGCTGCAATCGTAACACTGGAAACAGCGCGAGCGACTGACAATGAATCCTTTGCTGGTCGGTTCGATACACTTCAAGCGTCCACAAAGACTGCGAAAGACACAGCAGACGAAGCGCTTGATAAGGCGGATACTGCAACTGAGAACATCGCAACCATTGAGCTTGAGCAGGGTGTTTTTACTGACAAGCTTGATGCAATCGGCGGTGAGATCAAGACGATTCAGGGTTATGTGGATGGTCAGCAGACAAGCATTGATGTTGTAAGTGCTGTTGGTGATTTAAACAAACTCAAGAATGAAATTGCGAAAGCCCGACTTGATGAGGACATCACCAAATTGCAGGGGCAGGCCGCTGCACTCACTTCAGCAGTAAATAGTTATGATGCAAGAATTGCTGAAATAACTAGCAAACGCACACAGGAGGCGGCGAAGCCTGATAAAAATCAGGAATTAATTGATCTTTATACAAGCCAAATTGCAGAGCTAAATGCTGCAAAAATTGATGCAAATGCACAGAAAGCCGCTATTTCTTCGCAAGTTGCACAAATCACAGCAGATAAAGCGAAGCTAAACTCACTTGTTCTGACTGAAAGCAAGATTAAAGCGCAGCACACAATCAAGCTTGATTCTGGTGGAGTGATTTCGTCTTACGGCTTAGCGATTGAGGAAAGCGGAGGTACGAATTACAGTAACTTTGTTATTCGTGCTAACTCGTTTGCGTTGGCGGGACCAGCAAGCGCAGGAAGTACACCGTATTACCCATTCATTTTCCGCAATACGCCATTCACTGATCCGGTGACGAATACAGTGTTTCCTGTGTCCGCTTACTTGAAATCGGCAATGATGGACTATCAGTCTGTCAAAACTTCGCATATTGAGGATTTAGCAGTTAAGACTGCAAAGATTGATAATGCAGCTATTACTACTGCGAAGATTGGCGATTTACAGGTCGATACACTGAAGATTAAAGACAATGCTGTTACGGTTCCTGTGGGAGTTAGGTACAACACGTTAATAATTAGCACAGACGCTGTTAGGAACGCTATGAATGACTACGCTGGGGCTCAGGGCTGGCGCGACCCAAATACAGGAGCATGGCAATTTCCAACCAATCTGCAAGGGGCTATTACAGTATGGGAGGCCGCCACGCCTGCATTATTTAATATTACCGTACCAAGGGCAGGGGGGAAGTGCCGAATAGATTTAAGCCTAAGCACAAGTATCGACAGAGGCGTGTGGGGTGGAACATACGTGGGTATTGGTCCCGGCAACCAACCAGAGTCTGTATTAAAAGATATTCGCATGCTTATCTCACTCTATAGGGGAGGCACCTTAATTGGCAGAACATCCATGCCCCCAACAACATTTTCAGGATCAACCGTAGGGTTTATTGGAAACGTATCCTTGATGGCGCTTGATGATGCGCCAATGGCTGGTAATGCGGTCTATACGGGCAAAATTAGTTTTGGTTATATTGGTAGTATTTCTAACAGCATTACCGTAACACCATTTGCTGGAACCTTATCTATTGAGCAAATGACCGTATCTGCTCTGGAGATTAAAAAATGACAGCTATAGTAAGTATAAAAACAGGAGAATTTTCCTTTAGTGTGCAGGGTAGTATTGAGGTGGTAGAGCTAAACACTCCTGAAGGTTACATGGCGGTTGAAGACCCTCCTGAACCAAATATGTATTATCAGGATGGCTGGGTAGCAATGCCCGCTCAACCAACCTCGTACCACATATTTAATTACGATCTAAAGGATTGGATTGATCCGCGCACCTTGGATGAAATCAAAGCCCAGAGATGGGCTGAGATTAAATCTGAGCGTGATCGACTTGAGTTTGGTGGTTTTGAATTTGATGGCGGTATTTATGATTCTGATCAAGTATCTCAAGGTCGAATTATGGGCGCGGCTGCTGCGAGCATAGATCAAGTCTGGACTTTAGCTGACAACACTACAGTTGAGTTAAGCGCATCACAGTTACAGCAACTCTATGCAGCACTACAAACCTACATTGCAAGCGTTCACGAAAGGGGGCGTATTGCTAGACAACTCATCTTTGATGCTGAAACCAAAGAACAGGTTGAAGCAGTCCAGTTATAGCACCTTTAGGTGCTTTTTTATTACCAAAATTTAGGGGGCACAATGTCAAATGACTATTCATCTGATCCACCAGTAGCGACAGCAGGGCAACTTCTTGCCATATCAGACAAGATTAATGACATATCTAAAAGCATGGATAAGTTAGCTGAAATGCCCCAAAAACTTGACCGCATGAATATGCAGTTAGAGCAGCTCAATAAAGAACATCAGCAAACCCGGAATGACTTAACTCAGACTCGTGACAATCTGCAAGATGACTTAGATCGAGCCAAGTCAAACTTTAAAAGTGAGATCAAGCAAGTCCGAAATGAGATTGATCCGAAGTTTAAAGAAATGGATATGCAGATTAGGGTGCTAAGTGAGAGCAAAACCAAGATTGATAACACCACAAGTCTTGTGCGCTTTGGTGGCATTTTCTTAGCTGGCCTATTTGTAGTCGCTTGGAATACTCAAACGAGCAAGACCGACACGGTAAATACTCAGACTATGACAAATAGCCAGTCCATCCAAGTTCTTGAAAAACAATCTGACCAACTTTTAAGAACAGTTGAAGAAATCCGCAACAAGCTTTATGAACGAAATATGAGAGAGGAAAAATGAAATTCATCCCCGAAAACGTCTGGAAATATTTATCTGTAAAGCTCCCAATTATCGGAGCTTTTTTATTGGGTGTTCTTCCTGTTTTAATTCAAGAAGGCATCAATACACAACTCATTCCTGCTGAATACCATGCTATTTTGCTTTCTTTTGTTTTACCGGCACTGGCCTACATTGGCCGTAAGATTGCACAGCCTAAAGTTAAGGGTGGTTCATAATGAAACACATTTTTGAATTCTTACGCAAAATCAGTGGTGGCAAACTCACCCAAAAGCAGGTTGATGCTGCAGATAAGTTAATTGCAACCGCCTATGATGACCTGAATGATATGCTGGGTATCGCCACAGATGAAATGCACATCAGCCCAAGTGGTATTGATCTGATCCGTAATTTTGAAAGCTTACGGCTCAATGCCTACGATGATGGCGTGGGTGTATGGACCATTGGTTATGGCACCACAAAGTATCCGAATGGTATACGTGTTAAAAAAGGAGATACCTGCACATTAGAGCAAGCCAAAGCTTATATGCAGAACGATCTGAAAGCGTTTGAGCAGACTGTGAATAATACGGTCAAAGTTCCACTCAATCAGAATCAGTTCGATGCTTTAGTTTCACTGGCCTACAACATTGGATCAACTGCATTCAAAAATTCCACTTTGGTTAGGCAACTAAATGAAGGAAATTATAAAGCTGCTGCCAATCAATTTAATGTTTGGGTCAATGCTGGTGGCAAGCGCATGCAAGGTCTGGTGAACCGCCGGGCTGCAGAAAGGACTTTATTCTTAAAATAGATAAATGCCCTCAAATGAGGGCTTTGTTTTTTACTTTAATAAATAATTCCTCAAACCCCACCCAGATTCCTTCCTGAAAATCCTTCCATTCTTTATCGTGTGCTCTATGTAAAAGTAGGTCCATGTTTTCATTTTTATCTCTCACTCTTTTTATTTCAAAATAGATGATATAATCAACTTACACAAGGATTCAAAGACTTGTGGATAAAGTCACGTTTAGACCAAGATTGTCCCATATTAAAGCAACCTATTGTTTTTACTATAAAGATACTACGTTGACATCGTAGAGGTCAGCAGTTCGAGTCTGCTTATACCTACCAAGATTCTAAACGTTATGTTATAAGGGTTTTAAGCGAAAACAATAGCTTAAAACCCTTTTTTGTTGTCTTGAATAAAGTCGACGCTTAGCGGCACTATCCGTAAAATCGTTACTTTTTGCCGATAATGCAGTTAAATTTAGACCAAGATTAGACCAAGAATATAGAGTTATAGATCATGAAAATGCCTAAAGCAGTCAAGCGCGGTGAAAGCTACAGAATTAAAATAATGATTGCTGGAACAACATATTCAGCAACCAGAGATACCGTAAAAGAATGCGAGCAATGGGCTGCGCAAAAGATGCTTGAGGCAAAGGCAAATAAACTTTCTGAAGATCTGGGCGTAAAACAGCACTATCCATTCAAAACACTTTTTCATAAATATTATGATGAGCATGGGCGGAAGCTTCGCGGCTCCAAATACGTCAAAGAACAATTAGCGCCGTTTGATGAAAAGTTTGGTGCACTGGCAGATATGTCGATTCATGACATCACACCAAAGCATTTAACCGCCTGGCGTAATAAACGCTTAAGAGAGGTTGGGGCAAATACAGTGCTGCGAGAAATTGCGCTGTACTCATCGGTTTTTAGCTATGCAGTCAAAGAACTTTTCTTATTGGAAACCAATCCATGGATGGGTATTAAAAAACCAGCCAAACCTAAAGCGCGTAATCGCCGTATTCGTGATGAAGAAATTCAGCTCATTTTAGAGGGATTGAATTATCGTGAAGGGCAGACACCGACATTACCAGAGCACTATGTTGCATGGGCTTTTCTCTTTGCATTGGAAACAGCAATGCGCCGTGGTGAAATTCTCGGTATTACCATGTCGGAAATTTATGATCGGCATGTGCACTTACCTAAAACCAAAAACGGTGATGCTCGTAATGTGCCACTTACTAAAAAGGCTCTGGCACTCCTGGATCTAATCGATCATGAAGGGGATAAGTTGATTCCACAAAATGAAAATGCCTTCCGGTTAATGTGGGAGCGTCGCAAGGCAAAAGTAGGATTAGCGGATATTCATTTCCATGATACGCGCCATGAGGCCATTACTCGGTTTGTAAATAACCAGAAATTACCGGTAGAAGTGCTGGCCAAGGTGACAGGGCATAAGAACATCAAAGTCTTGGTGAATACTTATTACAACCCGGATGTGGAAGATATTGCGGATATGATGGATCGCTAATCAAAATATCCAGTAATTCTCTATGTTAAGAGCATAACTTTAACAGCCGTGCGTTTGAATTGGATATAATTAAAAAATAAAATTATTGAGACAATTATTCATGCAATGTTCGGAATGTAATAGCAAGAATACTACACCCGTAAGATTAGATCAGATAGATAAGATATTAAGTGAAAAAGGAATACGGAGAGAGCCTGGAGCAACTTCTGGAAAAATGAATTTAACAAATAAGGATATTCTTAATATATTAGGAATTTTGCTCTCTCTAGCATCCAAAGTTTTCGATTACTTAACTGAAAAAGAAAAGAATAATCCTTCATGTTTATTGTGTAAGGATTGTGGTCACTGGGAAATTATAAAAAAAGATATTTAGCTATTTCTTACCATCTAAAGCTATATGAAATTATGGCTTTCAACTAATTAAGGTCCCATAAAATGGGACCTTAATTAGTTCTTTCGTTGGCGACCACGTTTGGTCACAGGTTTGGCAGTCAAAATTAAGTTTGCCTGTTCTGGATCATAAAGGCATTTACCGCGAGTACCTTTGTTGATCTCTGCACAGCGGTCACGGACGGCATCTACACTTATACCGTAGTACTGAGCCAGTTCAGCAGCTGATACTAGTTTTGGGCTTACATCCTTGATCGATACGATCTTTGCACCGCCAACTTCAGAGCCTACGAATAATTGAGGTGCTTCACCTTGTACGGTGATTTGAAAAATTCCCATTTAAGACACCTCCTTTAAACTCTGCACCACAGATTCAGGTAACCCGAAAAAATCATTTATAGTTTTATTGAATTCACCGCTTTCAATGAATTGATCCATCAGATTGACTTGTTTATCGATATCGCCGTCTTCATAAGGCTCAAGTGGTTTTTGAATATCATTCAACTTTATTCTCCCGATCCATTTACCATAGCTTGGTAAACTTGAAGAGCAGGGTGTCGGAATAGCCTCTCTCCCAGTGGTGCATTTTCATTAAGGCATTCAGAATTGGCTTTAGTGCCTCTTTGGATCATTGCTTCAGTTGGCTCTTTCGGTACTAAAACAAAACCTTCCGGCACCACTTGGAGTTTGGCTTGCGCCAATACTTCACCTTGATTTAAAAGCATTTCATCAAGCGTATCTACCTGAGTTTTCATTTGCTCGATCTTGCTAAACATCCGCTCTACGATTTCAGTAAATGAGCAGCCTTCCATATTGTGATCTGCACCAAATTTACAGAGCTTGTGAATCGTTTTTAAGCCTTCGATTTCTATCTTTTCTGGATTTTCCATCACGCATTCGCCCCAGTTAGTTTTTCAATTACCTCAGCCAACTCGTTCGCATCAATAATCACCAGATCACCCACCACATCCTCAGCACCGAATGAATTTACTGCTACCCATGATTGCAACTCATTGCCAATACTGATTACTTCCGGCACCGCCTGGGCTTTTGCCTCCTTCCATGCTGACCAACTAAAAAGAAGGGATGTGATTAATTTTCCACACTTCTTTTCAATATCAGCAGGAACATCAGTACGTTTGATGTATGCTCCAAATTCAAAGAAGGTGTATTGCGCAACATGCTCAAGGCGTTTAAAGCATTCAGACTGCTCAAATTCAGCTTTTAATTTTTCAATATCCATCACGCCACCTCATAGAAGCGCTTGGCTTCTTCAAAATTTGATGTGGTAAGTGGTGATGAGCCTTTTTTGTAGCATTTAACAATCTCACCATATTCAAAAACTTTGCATGCTGTTGGCAGGTCAAAGCACTGGTACATCGGCTCTTTAAACCAGTCTTCTGTATAAAACATTTGTTCCTGGTGTTCTTCAGCTGTGCCTTCCCATTCTTGAACCTGAAAGTATTCATCAAATGATTCGATCATGAACTGATTACCTTCAGCTTTAGTCATAGCTCTGTAGCGAGCCAAAGCACGTTCAGCAATTTCTTTTGATGCAGCAGGTGATTGCTCATGCGGACTATCATCTTCAGGGCAGATTCCTACGCACCACAATTTGTTATCTTCCATCACGCTGCCATCCTTAATACTTTTGGTGCTTGAGCTCGTAAAGAAACCAGTAAGGGCTTACCAACTTTCAAATACTGCTTAAGAAAAATGGCGTAGCGCTTTTGAGTGGCTTCGCTCATCTTTCCAGTGCTATCAATTTCAAGCGTAGGTTTATTTGATTTGCTGTATCGAACCAAGGCTGCATGCTTGACCGGTTTTGGTTGATACCCGTCATTCAATAGCCAGTTTTCAAAAGGTGCAGCCAGGCTAAAATGAATTTTCTTGGAGCCTTTGGGTTCAATGGGTGGGTAATTCATGCGGTCACCTCATTAGATTTGTATTCGTCATAAAGCTTGATTGCGTGAACAATGGCGTAGCAGCACCAGATATAGTGAAAAGTAGCTTTGGTGGTTGGGGCTTCAAAAAAATCTGTTAAATCCATGCCACCTGCTTCATCTGCATCCCAAGAATTGATTTCATTCCAGAAATCAAACTCACCTGATCCTTGAGTTCCACTTATGAAACTGGTGACAGCCTCCAGTGCTTGCTTGGATTTTTCTCTATCCTCAGGATCGGACAGATCTAAATCTTCCAGAAAATTGGTTAAATAGCCTTGTACAGACGAATTTGCTGTATCAATATCAAACTCACGAATAACACCAGCTTCTACTTTTTCTCCCCAGTAACCCGGATTGATGTAATAACCAGACTGGGGGCGGAAAAATCCAAACATGTCATTTGTGCGTTGAAAAATGAAATCACCCATATCGCCAGTAATCATTAGATAGCCAGGGCGAGTAGTGATGTTGTAATGCATCTCCATAGTGTTAGGGTTCGCAATCGTAATATCGCGGAATACACCTTGATCTAGGTTCACAGTCAGTTGATGGTGGGCAACATCTTTCAAGAATTGATCTAAAGTTGGATGACTCACTTCACACCCCCAGCAATCGCAGCATTAATCTTTTCAATCTCATAACGATCAACATAAGCATTAATCGTCTTGTCAAAATGAACCACATTCAGAATGTCCAGAAACTCAACTGAGGCATCGTCCAGGGCATATTCAACATAAATGCTGTAATCGTCAGCTTTGACTGTAGCGATACACACTTGATTGCAATGCATGCTCTCAACTTCGTAATGCTTTGCAGTGATATCGACTTGCGGCTGATCTTCGATAGATTCAGCTTGGGCGAAGCAGCCTGACAAAATTGCAGCAAAGGCAATAAAGGCTGTCTTGATTAGAATTGGTTTTTTATTCATAATTTCTTTACTCACAAAGAGAGTGTGGGTCAGGCCTCAGGTTGTTCGTTGCAACGCTGGGGCTTTTTGTTTCCTGTGAATTAATAGTAAACATGACGTGTACTATCGTCAAGTAATTTTGTTAACTTTATGTGGGTTATTTTTGTTTACTATTTTTGTGAACTTTTATAGAGGCGATAAAAAACCGCCTCAGTGGGCGGTCATATAATTTTTAAGTGGTTACGGCAGAGGGTTTTGTACATTGAATGCGTAAGCTACTACGCAAAATTCCTGCTCCATAATATCTTCGATAGTCAGTACCTCTTCTGGATACTCTTCAGAATTGGCGCTAACAATTCGCACCCCACCTTTAGGCATGCGATATAAGTACTTGAATTTGAATAATCCACCATGATTTATGGCGTAAATCTTTCCATCAATAATCTGTGTTCTACCGGTATCCACATACACAGTCGCGCCATTATTAATTACTGGTGCCATAGAGTTACCAAATGCTGTTAGAGCATAAGCATTTCCTTCATAAACGCCGTATTTATTGAGTGTTGCCTTACTTAGGCGCAACTTCCTTGTTGCTTCACCAATAATTTCTGCAGCTGTACCAGAGCCGCAAGACACTAAGAATTCCTTATAAAACGGTATTTCAACCTCATCATCATCTAGCGGCGTTTGATTATCCCATCCTTGAACTTTTGTAACTTCAACATTTTGACCCTTCTCATCACCTTGCAAGATCCAGTTGACCGACACACCAAATTGAGCAGATGCCTTAATCGCACCTGATTTAGATACTCCACGTCTCTTCCAGTTGCTAACAGTTTGTGGAGATTCATCAATTTTCTTAGCCAGCTCTTCTTGATTCAAGCCGCTTATTTTTAAAATTCTTTCTAATGAAGGATGCATGCTCGTGTTAACCCGGTGTGTAAAAGCCCTTTTATTATCTAAAAAAGTAAACAACTTGTGTTAAACAGAAAAATTGACAATACTTAACGTTGTGTTTACCATATACTTAACGTGATGTTGAGAATAAGATTATGGCTATCTCAGTAAAAGCTGATAAGCAAACCATCGCGAATCTAGGCGGTCCTGCAAAGGTAGCCGATTCACTTGGTTATAGCATTCAGCGAGTTCAAAACTGGACGGTTCGCGGCATTCCGGCAAAGGTAAAGCTTGAATACCCTGAACTATTTTTAAAACCACAACCAACTCCCCCAAAAAATAATGCAGCTTAATACTGCTTAAACCAATTATTAAACATTTGATTTTCAATAAATACGTTTTTAGGAAGGCTAAATGAACATAACGGATGCAGCATACAGCACAGTGCATGACTACCCAGGTGGGGCAAATGCATTAGCCCCAAGGATGGGAATCAAAAGTCCAGCTGTCTTAAACAGTAAGGTAAATCCAAACACAGATACCCATCACTTAACACTATCAGAAGCCTCAAAAATGATGGCAATGACTGGTGATTATCGAATTTTGCAAGCTTTGGCTGCTGAGCATGAAAAGGTTGCAATCGATCTTCCTGAAATTCCTGAATGCCGCGATATGTCTCTGACAGACAAAGTGCTGTGCATTGGTATGAAAGGTGGCGATGTGATGAGCCTATTCCGAGAAATTATGGCAGATGGCCGTATTACACAAGGTGAAGTGCAGGACATGTCAAAGGTGATCCACCAGATGCATGTTGCTTTGGCTGAGCTGGATAAACAAATTCAAGCTTGTATTGATAACCCAGAAACAGAAAAAGCCTGACGTGCGAGGTCAGGCTTTTCCGGTTGTTCACTAACGTCTGAGGAAAGTAAACATGAATATGTTAACACAAGGAAATTTTAACATAAACGAAGTGACAATGTCATCACCCGATATTGTTGGTTTTATTAACAATTTTCGCAAAGAAACTGCCACTGTCGAGAAGCCATACAAAGAACTTCGCCATGATGACTTTATGCGTAAAGTTTTAAGTGTTTTGGGTGAAGAGCACGCTCCGAAATTTATCGGAACGCAAAACTATGGCAACAATAACACACGCCATATCTATAACTTTCCAAAACGCGAAGCCTGCCTCATGGCCATGTCATATAGCTATGAATTACAAGCTCGAGTCTTTGATCGCATGACGGCGATGGAAGAAGCACTTAAGGCTAAAAATAGTTTCGATATTACAAACCCAACACATCTCCTTCAAGCAATCGAAGTGCAGGCAAAACTCAATATTGAGCTAAGTGAAAGGGTAGCGGTATTGGAGCCAAAAGCTAATGCGCTTGACCAGATTGCTGAAACATCAAGCTCTTTCTGTATTCGTGATGCTGCAAAGACTGTAGGCGTGCCAGAGAAAAAGTTTATTCAGTTTTTGATGAATCAGAACTGGATCTATCGTGCCAAAGATGGCAGCAACACCCTGTGCGCTTACAGCAAACGCCTTGCTCAAAAAGTCATGATCGAGAAAGTAACTCGCGTTATTGAAACGTCAAAAGGTCCACAAGTTTTCACTCAGGCTCGCATTACCTCAAAAGGTCTTACGCGTTTAGCAGCTATGGTTCGTGATGCCGGTTTGGTAGAAGGAGTGGCAGCATGAGCAGTTTTATTCCTAACAGCTTCCAGGTGCCGAATGCATTTGTTGATGAAGTGCTGTGCCAGATCGGTGACGTTGCTGCAAAGTTGTACCTGATTATCTGCCGTAAAACACGTGGCTGGTACAAAGAGGTTGATTCAATTTCCTTGAGTCAATTTCAAAAGATTTCTGGTAAAAGCCGACCCACAATTACCAAGGCACTTGCTGAGTTAATTCAGGTTGGTCTGGTTATTGAGTGCGAGTCTACTGTGCATGGAAACTCATTCAAATTGAATGACGATTGCGCCGTTGGTTGGATGCTAAAAGTGCCTAGTAAAAAATCTTTACTAGTAAAGAAATTTAACCACGCTAGTAAAAAATCTTTACTAGTGCTAGTAAAAAATCTTTACACACAAAAGACACTATCAAAAGACACTCTACAAAATAAAAAAATAAATAAAAAAAGTAAGAGTGAGTCTGAGAAACCTAAGGCTGAAAAACCAAATGCATTCGATGCAAAAGCAATTGAGTTACCAGTGAACGTAAATCGTGATCTATGGATTCAATTTGTTGATATGCGCAACAGCATCAGAAAACCACTTACTGAAAACGCCGTAAATCTTTTGATTAAAAAATTGGTTGGCTTTGGTGAATTGGCAAATCAGTCACTGGAAGCATCAATCATTGGTAGCTACCAGAGTGTTTACCCACCTAAACAACAAACTCCAGCTCAAAACCAACAGCCAATGCAACGCCGTCGCTTTGGCAACCAGGCAGATCCAAATCAAATGCGCACAGTGGGAGAGTCAAACTAATGAGCAATATTCAATTATTCGAAAGCGCTTTTGCTGTGAACTTTCCAGTTGAAGTGGCAGAACTGGTTTTAAACCGCATTGGTGATGTCTACGGCGCTGAGTTCAGTAAAAAATACGCAGGTTATTCAGATGAAGAGCTTGTTCAATTGGCATGCACTGTTTTGAGTGGCCTCACTCCAGCTGATATCACTCGTGGCATCTTGCGTATGAATTCTGAAGAGTGGTGTCCAAACCTTCCGAAGTTCCGCAGCTGGTGTGAGCAGGGTGGTGACTGGTGGACTGCAGATATGGCATGGGCCAAAGCGTTGCAGTTTGAAAATGATAAAAAATCGGAAATTACAACACTTGCGAAACGTAGCTTGGATGAAGTGCGCCATATCCTCAACGTAGAGGGGCAGAAAGCAGCGCATTATGCCTTTAATGCGATTTATCAGGACTACCTTGCACGGGCGAAGGAAAAAGGCCGTGTGCAGGAAATGTGGAAGAAAGAAGGCAAGACTGAAAAAGCCAAGTCTTTAAATTATGACGAGCGCAATCGTAAAGGTGTGCCTTGTCCGCCTGAGTTGGCGGAAAAAGTGAAAGGTGCTTTTAAACGTACAGGGAGTGCAGCATGAACGAGATCCTAGAACAGCGCATCACATCAATACAGATGGGCAAAAACGTTACTCATGCCCAGATGGAAGCTAAACGTAGTTTGCGTGACCAGCTGGAGCGTGACTTGGAGGAATTCTTTACACGTGGTGGTGAGGTTAAGAAATTAGATCGCGGTTTTACTCATTTTAAAAATGGCATTCTTCCAGCAGGCGCTGCAAATGCTGTGAGAAGTGAGCAGGATCGGATTGATCGCGAAAAGGCCATTGAAGCGAAGAATGAAGAAATTCGAAAGCATAAGGCGGCCCTTAAAGAGCAACGCCGATTAGCATCAAAACAAAAGGTTGCGGCTCAAATGAAAGAACAGGCTGAGGTGCTAGGTCGGTTTGTTAGTAAGTACCCAACCAAGGAAGACTTTAAGCGACTTTCTGAAATAGCGGGTTATCAAACTCGACATTTGCGTGATGCTGCGAGAGGCCATACGAAACTTGCTGTTGATCGATGGGAATTGGTTAAGAAGGCTGTGAAAACTTTTAAATCGGTAGGTGCTGTATGAATTTAATCGAAAAACTGGGATTGGAAAAGTGTAGGCAGATTGTGGATGGGGCACCTGACTGGGCGAAGGCCTATTGTGCAGAGACTAAAGCTTACTACGATATCTCAAGTGCTGATGATTTGCTTTCATGTTGCGATGAACTCAAACCTGTGCGTCTAGCTCTAGCCGATCACGACCGTATTGATACGTGTAGTGATATCAAAAACCACATTAGCCCGAATACGGTAGTAATCAATCAATGAAAATTCATGACCGCGTAAAAGTTAATTTTATTTCTGAATCGAGTACTGATTTTTCAGGAAAGCAATTCACTGGTGAAGGAATTATTGATCGTATTGAAGATGGTCGTGTATTTGGCCGTTTAGATACAGGCATTCCGTTTATGTGTGCCATAGCTGATGTGACCATCATTAAACAACAAGATAAGCGCAAAGAATTTGAAACCTTTTTTGCTGCCCAACCATTTTACCTTCAGCTTAGATTTATCTACGGCGAGCGTTTATTTGATTTTGACCAAGGGATTGGGTATCGCAATTTAACCGTACAAATTGCATTTGTATGTTGGTGCAAAGGGGATAAGGAGTTTGTGTTGCGAGGTGAGCATGAGTAGCGACTCGGTGTTTTACATTTGCGGAACAATTTTAATTCTAGCTTTTATCTTTGAGGATGCAATTACCAAAGTGATTATTACGGGGTGCCAGTGACTAAAATTCTTATCGGCATCGATACAGGAGTTAAAACCGGTTACGCCGTGGCAATGGACCATGGCACCGGTGGGGAGTTGCACCAGGTGGAGTGCTTAAGCATCACCAAGGCAATGCAGGCTGTCCAGGAAATAAAAGCGATTCATGGGAAAGATAATTTAAAGCTGTATATCGAAGATGCACGTAAACGTACTTGGTTTACTGGCGGTAAAGAAAAAGCTCAAGGCGTGGGGTCGGTAAAGCGTGATGCGCAGATCTGGGAGGACTGGTTTATAGAACAAGAGTTCAATTACATCATGGTTCACCCAAAAGCAAATGCTACTAAAACCAAAGCGGATCTATTTAAGAAGATAACCGGTTGGACTGGCCGCACAAATGAGCATGCACGTGATGCAGCAATGTTGGTTTTTAAAAGGTTTTGGAAGGTTTGAGGGAATAAGGATGAATGCGATGGTGGGCGAAAAGATGACAAATTTGGAATGGCTTAACCAGATTGGACTTAAGGCAATTGAGTACAGTCAAGATCCAAAGGGTACAGGGGAGAAAGGCAC